AGGTCTGATGACAGACTGACCGACAGAGATGAGATTGCACGTAATCTAAAACAGGCTGGCGTCAAGGCAGAAGTTAGAGATAAGGCAGGACAATCTGTTGACCCCATCTTTATTGATGACGGATTCGATACCAAGGTTGTTATTCTCGTCAAACCTAAATCAGGTGGTATCGGCGAAACAACTCTCAACGCATCTATTACCGAACTCTTCCCCGCAATCGCATGGGAGAAGGGTTTCAAGGTTGGAACGAATATCGAAAAGTTCTATGACTTCTTATTAGAACAAGACCCTGAGAAACTCAAATGTGTCGGGTCACAAGATGTCAAAGCTGCAAACGATACCATTCAAAAAGCATCCGAATCATCTAAGTTCTCTGAAAAAATGTTGAATGCCATGGGCGTTTACAAATATATTGTTGATGAAAATAAAGGGAAACCAATCAAACAGGTCTATTGGGGATACCGACAAAAACCAAAAGGTGTTCCGAAGAATCATCCTGGCGATATCTTTTTAGAATTCAATGATGGTGAGATGTTAGGTGTATCACTCAAGGCGGGTGGTAAGAAAACCAAAGAACCTAAACTTAATACCTATGTCAATCCTATATTTACTGCATTCAAAGACAATGGTGTAAAGAAACTTAGAAAAGAATTACACGATAAAGTATTTTCTAAGATTGAAGGTATGCCTCCTGCTAATGCATATGACAGTTCTAAGAGAAGAGACACTGCAAAAGCATTGTTAGACTTATCCAAAAAAGATAGTAAAAAATACGAACAACTATATGACCAACATCTTGAGATTTGTCGAGGTGCGGTCATTGACCTATTCAATAAGAACAAAGATAAGACCTTGGACTACATACGTTCTGAGATTCTTAGAGATGCACCCGATGTTCCTACCAAGGTAATCAAAGCAGTGAAGGATGACTTCGAAGAGATTACTGCGAATGATGAATTGGGTGTATTCCTACCAAGTGTTAGATTTATCAAAGCATATCCATCACGGTCATCAAAACAAAATTGGTTCTTGGAGTTGAAATCTAAAGACCAACGTGTTACAATGGAAATGTCAATTAGGACAAACAAGGCGGGTAACGCTGGTCAAAAGAAACTTGGTCAGTTTTTCAACCTTGCAGTAAAATATAATTCACTGAAGACAAACTAATGAACTTTGCAGAATTTATAACAGAACAGAAGAATACGCATATGACCCATATTGAGGACAAGGTTCTCTATGGTGGTGTCAAAGGAACACGTGAAGCAATCTTTGCTCTACGTGCATTGCGTGATATGTTGGCGGGTAAGTCGAACAGTAAACTGTCCACTAAGTGGGATGGCGCACCCGCAATCTTCTGTGGAGAAGACCCCAATGATGGTGAGTTCTTTGTTGCAAAGAAAGGTATCTTTGCGAAGAACCCCAAAATCTACAAGACCAATGCAGAGATTGATGCAGACATGTCAGGTGACCTTGCATCCAAGATGAAGATTGCTCTTGCAGAATTACCTAAGTTAGGTATCAAGGGTGTCATTCAGGGAGACTTCTTATACTCAAAAGAAGACCTTGAAACCAAAACTATCGATGGTGTTAAGTATGTTACTTTTCATCCTAACACCATTGTCTACGCAGTTCCCTATGACCAAGCGGATGATATTCGTGCGTCAAAAATAGGAGTTGTGTGGCACACTACATATAGTGGTAGTGATTTTGAAAACATGAAAGCATCTTATGGTGTTGATGTTTCCAAATTCAAAAAAAGTAAAAGTGTATGGTCACAGGACGCTATGCTACGTGATGTATCAGGTGCGACTATGACCGCAAAGGAGACTAATGATGTTAACAAATATTTATCGCAAGCTGGTAAACTTTTTCAAAAAACGGCTGGAAGCACTCTCAGAGAACTCGAAAAAAACTCTGAACTCGCAACGCTCATCGAGCAATACAACAACACCTTCGTCCGCAAAGGCGAAATCATCCCGAACTCGCAAAGGCACGTCAAAGGCCTCATCAAGTGGATTAAAGACAAGTTCCAAGCAGAAGCAGACAAGCGAAAAACCGAAAAGGGTAAGAAAGTCCAATACGACAAACTCCAAGGCTACCTCGACTTCTTCTCGCAAAAGAACCAAAAAAACTTAGTAATGATGTTTGATTTGCAAAAGAATATTGTTTTTGCAAAACTAAAACTTATAAATAAACTTAATAGCATAAACAATATCGACTCATTTGTTCAGACCAAACAGGGATATAAAGTAACAGGTGCAGAAGGTTTTGTCGCTATTGACGAACTAGGTGGTGATGCGGTCAAATTGGTAGACCGCTTAGAGTTTTCGTATAACAACTTCAGTCCTGATGTTCTGAAGGGATGGGAAAAACCAAAGAGGTAAAGATATGCCCAAACCAATGGGGTTTAGACATTTTATCAACGTAGACTACACTCAGACGGGTGATGAACAGTTAGCGTTGAATGCAAAGAAACGTAAAAAAGACAGTGGCGAGACTACTGACGAAGCGTTGACTTTGCAACAAAGACAAAAACGTGCAAAGTTGATGAAGAAACTTGCACCTCGTATCGCCCTCGGCCGCAAGAAGGCGGCGAAGAAAATCGCATCCCCCGACAAATTAAAATCACGTGCTGTTAAACAAGCACGTAATCTCTTGATGAAGAAACTGACCAAGGATATTCCGAAGGCAGAACTTTCGTTTGCACGTAGACAAGAGATTGAAAAGAAACTTGAAAAGAAAAAGGCAGTCATTCAAAAGATTGCCAAGAAACTGTTCCCGAAGGTTAGGGCGGCAGAAATACAAAAGAAACGTGGTGGTGTGAAAAGTGACGATTAAGAATTTTAAGACGTATCTTATCGAAGAGACCAAGGAAGTTTATTTTACGTTTGGTAGAATGAACCCGCCTACTATTGGTCACGGTAAGGTCATGGATACACTGAAGTCTAAAGCAAAGGGTGCTGACTATCGTGTATATGTTTCCCAATCCCAAGACCCAAAGAAAAACCCATTGTCTTATTCAGACAAGATTAAATCACTACGTAAAATGTTCCCTGCCCATGCACGTCAAATCGTGGTGGACAAAAAGGTTAGAACTGCTATCGAAGCGTTGGTCGCATTGTATGATGCGGGTTACCGTAAAGTAAACATGGTAGTCGGTGATGACCGTGTAAGAGAATTTGATATACTCATCAACAAGTATAACGGAAAGAAAGCAAGACACGGATTTTATAACTTTGAAAATGTTAACGTAATCTCTGCTGGTGCAAGAGACCCTGACGCCGAAGGTGTTGAAGGTATGTCTGCATCCAAGATGCGTGGATTTGCACAAGACAATAACTTCCAAGATTTTGCTCAGGGGTTACCAAAAAACGTTAACACCAAAGACGCTCGTAAACTATTCAACGATGTTAGAAAAGGAATGGGTCTGAAAGAAGAACGTTCATTCAAACGTCATGTAGAATTACCTACAGTTTCAGAAACGAGAGAACAATTCGTGAAGGGCGAACTTTACGAACTTGGTGATACTGTTGTTATCAAAGAAACCGATGAAGTCGGAGTGGTAAGTGTTCTCGGTGCGAACTATGTTATTGTCGAAACAAGCGATGGTAAGAAGTCTCGTAAGTGGTTGGACGCAGTTGAGTTAGTAGAAAAGAAACTGACCAAGGCGGAACTCAAAAAGAGAGAAGAGATTGCAAAGGCAATCGAAAAAGACAATCCCGATATGCCAATGGATAAGAAGATGGCAATCGCAACTGCAACCGCAAAGAAAGTTGCAGAGAAAACTAAGACACGTCAAGACCCTGATATCGATGATAAGAAGGGAACTCAACCCGCACGTTATCATGCTGGTTTGAAAAAAACTACCAAAGATAAAAGAGACGCACACTTTAAGAAGGGTGCGAAGATGGACGATGATAATCCTGCCGCTTACAAACCAGCGCCAGGCGATAAAGACGCAAAGACCAAACCGTCCAAGTATACAAAGTCATTCAAGACAATGTTCGGCGAAGACACCAACCTTGAAGAAGATGTCTCAGCTGCATTGAAGAAGAAATCAGAGAAGAGTGGTATCTCTACCAAAACACTGAGAACAGTGTATAATCGTGGTGTTGCTGCTTGGAGAACTGGGCACAGGCCTGGCACTACTCCTCAACAGTGGGGATTGGCAAGGGTGAATGCGTTCATTGTTAAAAAGAAGAAAGGTGGTCTGAACCACGATAAGGATTTAGCGTAATGATTAAACTAAAAGATTTACTAGAAAAGAAGTTCTCTGATAAAGAGATTAAAATGGCATTTGGTATTCTGAATGACCCACGTTATAAAGGTGGTAACTATTCAGGTGCAGTAAAAGCAATCGAGAAACTCAAGAGAGGTTTGTCGAAACATCCATCTGTTAAGAATGCGTTGAGACGTGCAAACGAAGAAGTAGAAGAACAGATTAACGAAGAAGTCGCAAACATCACTGTAGACCCTAAAAACAGAATATCAAAACCTGCTGACCAAAACAAACATGCAATGGAAATTAATAAACAAGCAAAAAGATTTGGTCTTAAATCATCAATGATGGGTAAACATGTAAGAGTTAAAGGTAGTAAGAAAGCAGTCAATGACTTTTTAAGGATAGTCATAGGTAAGTCAAGATACGGAGACCCAACAGAAAAAGACACATCAACACCTCAGATTGATAAGATGTTGAACAAAGGTCTCAAGGAAGAGGTAGAAATGATTAGTGAGAATGTTATCGAGAAGATGAAACAAATCGTTGCTAAGAAACAAGCAATGAAAATCGATGGTGTCATGGTAGACATGTTCACTGCATCTGCTGTTACACAGATTTACGACAAAGTAAATGATGCAAACAAGAAGAAGATGGAGAAGATGAAACCCGTCCAACTTGCCAATGCAGCCATGAAACTTATGCGTAGACAGTCTGTAGACGAATCAGTCATCATGGAAGACGGTCACAATGACGTAGAATCCATGAAGAATAAAGTCAAGACCGCTATGTCTGCATTACAAAAAATGAACACAGAACTCGGTAAACTTGGAGACGAAGATTCTTTACCTACATGGTGGACAAATAAAGTCGCAGTCGCAGTTGATAAACTTGATGG